GCCTGATTCATACTTTGACCTCTGTGACCATGAGAGTTGCGGATGCCGCAGCCGGTGAGAATGCCGTAGCCGCCGATCCTTGAATTGTTAATGCGGTATCTGTAACGGCGTAAATCGCCTCAAGATAATCACCTGCCTCAACCGTAAATATCCCAGAACGGCTGACAACCTTGCTTTCACCATTAGCGGTGATTGAATGCTTGATTGTGCTGTATGGAATGTCCGTGCCGTTAATTCTAGGGAAGATGTAAACAGATTTGGCAGAGCTGTTCGTTGAGTACAGCTCACACGAAAAGTCGATCTGAAAGGTTGCTGCGTGATCAAAGTAGATACGGCTTGTATTGGTGTCATCACGGGTAACGTGATACTCAGCGGCTGCGTTTGTCCATGTGATTGGGTAAGCCGTATTTGCTGCTGCTGCCGTAAAAGTAGACGTGGTGTAAAACGCGCCGTAATCGTTGTGACCTAAGCCAATCCACTCGCCACCGTGAGAGAAAACAGCTTGTCCAGTAACAGGATCAAAAAGCAACACGCCATCTTGTGTGGCGCGAGAATCTGACGTTTTAAAGGTTAATTTGTCGCGAATACGCCCAAGATACTCATTGAGGCGTTCGCCCCAATCATTCCATAAATTCCCGTGAGGTGGTGGCGGTAACTCGCTCAACGTCTACCGCCTGCCTCAGCATTGATGCGGAATGTGCCGACTCGAAAATCTTCATTACCCGTAGCTTCTACGCGAAGCCTTACCTGACGACCTGTAAAGCGCACAGAGGTTGGCATTGAGGTTAGGTCATAGTAGGTGCTAGATGACGGATAAGTCCGCTCTGTGTCGTTAGGATGGAATCTGGTCTTAAACTGAACCTGAACCTCGCCTGCCGTATTTTCGTCAGCAATAAGTTGATTGACCTTCATCACAGAATCGCCTGAACCTAGTGAAATAGGTGCTGACTCCGCGTATGGAGTGTAAGAACCATGTCCAATGCCATGTAGCTCATGCTCATAGATTACACCAGTAGCATCTACCCATAGCGGTTCGCCAAATACGCCCTGATCTGAGCCAGTAGTGCGATCAAGCGTACCAATCTCCCAATGACCTTCTATGTAGTCGTATGCAACGTAAGAATCACACTCAGTAGACGATGCTGATGGATAGAACCACCAAACCTCACCATATTCAGCGTTGTGAACCGCCCAAGCCTTAGTGATTTGATTTTGGTTCATTCCTTCAAAAACGTGATCGTTCACATCACAAGGCAATTGCTTGGCGGTTGAGCCGTCAAAATAGAAAAACGCCTCTTTGCCCATCCAAAATGCGCCCTGATCAACAGCCACAACGGTTTTGCGTCCAGATGCACCACAAGCAGTACCAACACGTTGGAAGCCGTAAACAAATGGTGCGCCCTGATAGGTGGCAACGTGTGCGTCATTATTAGTGACGATGAGTGCGCGTCCACGCATACGAACAGCAGCCATGATTTCGCCACTGGTTTGCAGCTCAAAATCACCGGCTTCGTTGGTAGCCAATGGAGTCCACGTTGTCGCGTCCTCTCGATCGCACCAAGCGATTTTTCTTGGATTGCCGCCCGCTTGTAGCGCAAAGATAAAACGCTCCTCTGTGACCATTACACCCTTGCAGGATGTGGGTGAGCCAGAAACCTGAGCTGCCGGAGTTCCTGAACCTGCTGAGGTATCCCACAGGTAAATTTTGCCGTCAGAAGTCAAGCAGCCAACTAAATCTTCGCCCCAGTTGTCAACTGACCATGTGTCAGCCTCTTGGAATACGCCAGATGAAGGTTGCTTCTTGCCGTAAAGCGATCCACCAGATGAGAAAAATCCGCCGCCATACGCTGTATTGACCGCAGCGTCATCATTGCCGGTAGTTAACCCAGTTGGAGTAATGTCGGAAACCGTACCGCCAGAGCTGACATGAATTAATTCAGATGCAGAACCAATTACTGTTTCTGAGCCATTGGTCAGGTTTTTCCAAGTGTGCATTGCGCGTGGCGTAGCCGTAAAACTAGCTGATGCGTCTTTGCGCTCGCGCCAACCGCCAACAGGACACATTGCACCCTGTCGCCAACGAATTAGGTTGCCGTCATGCCAACGCCCTGAACCTTCGTAATCAGTGCCAGTTTTATAAATGCCTGCCGGAATCTTGAGCGGAATCAGAGCCATGTACGCCCCCTAACAAATATTACCGTGATTTTGACAGAGGTTAAGGGAAATGCCAAACCCTAAAATTCGTACCACCCAGTAGCTATATACTTATCTCCACTAAGCGGTGGATTGCCTCGATGAACGTGAGTAAATCCGGCAGGGAAGATGCAAATTGTGCCTTGCTCTGGCTTTACACGCCGCTTCTGGTACAAAAACTCGGTTTCGCCACCCTCTTCAATAGTGTTTAGGTAAATTGTCCAAGCCAGTATTCTTGAACCCATTTCCCGTTGCGACTGCTCGTAGTGCCAGACGTGATACCCCTGAGAAGGATTTGTTTTTTGCACCTTGAACTGATAACTAGCGTGTTTATCGGATGCGTCTGTTAATGCAACGCTATATTTGTTGGCATATTCCAAATAGCATGCCTGTAGAGCTTGCAGAGCAGGAATTACAGATTTTGAATCAACAGCTGAATGCAACGGTATCTCTTGGATAAATAACTGAGAATCATCTTGTTCCGATCTTGGAGCTGATCGCAGCAAAGTGAAGCCAAGCTCATCTGCTTTATCGAATCTTTCTATGATATGTGCGCAAACATCAGGCGAAACTGCATCAGGAAACACACCAATAAAATCGTCTGTGATATTCATTTTGACCTCTAAATGACAAGCTCTGTAAGTGCATTACGATCACCAACAGTGCCTTTGATAAATGAATTGAAGGCAAGACTGATCCTGTCAGTATCTCTGCGCGTTACTGGCACTTCGTGAACCATCCAAGACGGGAAAATTACAATGCTGTTTTTTTCAGCAGGTAGCCACCAAGTATCAGAATTAAATTGGTTAAATTCATTCGTTGGAATCTTAAACATTCTTTGGGAATGTGGCGTATGGAACTGTATTTTGTCGTATTTATTGCTTTCGACATATAGAACGCCAGATAAGAATGAGTTTGAATGATCGTGTATATGATGAAACTCAGTGCCTTTTGTGCAATTAGTCCACGACTGCGTTACATACACCTGAACATCGGTTGATGGAGCTAAAACCGATCTGACATATTGATTCAAGCATTCAGTAGCAAAATCGCCCAATCGTGACAACGCCTTTAAATCAAAAACATGATTGTTGTCGCTTGTCCTGTTGCCATGATTTTCATGGTAATCCAAGCCTTGAATCGTCTTTAACTCAAGCTCAGTGACAGGATTGTCTAATGGGAAACTCATCACTGCCGTTGGAAACAGCGCGTGTATTTGTGCTTTATTCATTGTTGACCTCTAAATCTTGTGCGTACCGTCTTTCATCGGATGACCATGCTCAAGATGAGTTGAACTATAAACGTGAAACGGTATCACCACAAGGTGTGAGTCGTCAGTGCGGAAATGATGCGGTGTCATCTTATCCAACACCAACACATCACCTACGTTTAACGGCTCTTCGGTCTGATCCTTCATCCCCTGCACTGACCAACCTTGACCCTCAAGAACGTAAACGCAACGTACCGTTGAATGGATATGGTGTACCTGTTCGGTTGTGTGTGGCGGCATATACAGTAGTTGCAATGTCGGATCGCCTATCCTGATTGGCGGGAATATCTGGTGTGTGCTGCAACCGTTGACGTATGGCAGGTTTGAGTAGGTTTGGATGCTGCTCGTCTTCTCGTCAGGCGTGTAGCCGCGAATAACCACTGTCATGCCTTCATTGGTAATTTCTTTTTCACCACGCACGACAGATGCTGACTGATGGTTGATCATCCAAGCCGAGTCGCCTTGCTCAACTTTAATTGTGTGTTTGCCGGTATATGTGGTGTATGCGTATAAATCTTTGTCGTTAGACCGAAACACCGCAGATTGACCAGACTGCGCTTTCTTTATTTCAAACATCAAATGACCTGTAGATGCTACCTAACGATCCTTTTTTTACTTTTCTGGTGTAGTAATCGGTGTCGCCGCTTTGATCCAAAATGTATTTTTTGAACGGCTCTTTGTATTGCGTGATCTGCTCAAAATGAACATTTTGTGTGTAATTCTGCAATGCCCATCGCTGAAAACTAACACTGTTAAAGAAGTGATGCGTCTGACTTTCTTCTAGTTTAAAAAATTTAGCACAACGCTTTCGCACATTGGTGAACTTGAAAAAGAAATTCATTGCCCAAGTAAACTCAGCCACCGTTAGATCATCTCGATCCAAAAGGTGTTCTATTGCGGCGTAGTATTCACCCATATAACAAGGTGCGTAGTAGGTTGTAGCGAGTTTTTTACGGTTTGGTAGGTGAGGCATGGTGAGTAGCTTATCGCTGCCGCACATCTGATCACCTAGCTCGCCAGTAACATAATTACTGTCTGCTTTATGATCGCCAGTTAAAGCCTCACCAAGATCAATAGCCGTCACGCCTTCGTGCTTACCGTTGATTATCTCTTGGTATAGCTTTGGATATTCGCGCTGACTGTTTTCATCAACAGTGCATTTAAATGGTATACCGTGTGCTTTCAGGGCGTAGAACGCTAACGTACTATCAATGCCGCCTGACCACGTTAGGATTATGTTTTCTAACTGCTTCAGCTCTTCACAGCGTTGATT